TGTGCTCCGCTAGTTCCTACTTCTCCAGGTACAACAACTTGTGCATTTGATCCGGCAGTAGTGTTGTTTGCTGCTGCAACTGTTGCTCCTGGCGCTGCGCCAGATCCTGCTAAGTCAGCATTAGTATTAAGTTGCGGTGTTGATTCTCTTAATGCAGGGCTTGGAGAACTGCTTGCTTGTGTGAACTGAGGAGTAAATGTTCCAGGGTCTAAATGTTCATGTCCACGCCACGGTTCATGTACCGGTACACGTACCGGCCAAAGCGCAGGTGCTGCGACAGCGGCTTGCGCTGCTCCGCTCGCAAGAGCTGCGGTAGTAGCCGCAGGACCGTTTAGATGAATGTTTGTGCCTGTTTGAATAATGTCTCCGCTAGATGCAATTTCTGTATTTTCACCTGAAGTGAAATAATTGTGTCCGCCAGTTTGTAAATCGTACTGTCCTTGAAACTCTGTACGCTGTCCTGTAGTGCTCATATCAAACGTTGTTTGATTGGTTATATAGTGTGCGCCAACTACTACTAAATGTCCTTCTGCACCAACATATACTTTTTGTGTTGCTCCAACATATACATCATGATTTGAAGCAACATCAAGTTTATGATCATTGCCAACTTTAACATCACTGTTGTTTGAAACAGTAAGTTTATAATCTCTACCAGCATTAAAGTTAATATCTCTTGACGCAGTCATATTGATATCTCTATCAGCACTAACATTTAAATCATTTTGTGTTCTTATGCTAACACTATCCTGTGCATAGATATCAATTTTACCATTAGAAGTTAATTCTATCCAAGTACTGCCTTGGGCATTAGCAATGTAAATTAAATCCTCTGAATTGTGCATAAGAATCTGATGTCCTGTGCGAGTTCTAAATCGCATCATTTCACCTTTTGGTAGCGTTTTTATTCCTGTAGTTGCTTCAGGATTAGCAACAAGATCTGTATACTCCATTTTATCTTGGCTAGCATAACTGTTTCTTATATAACGGTCATCACCGTCGTCCATTACAATACTGCTTCCACCGAGTACACTTGAAAACGCTTGTGTTCTTGCTTCAACTGGTCCTATAGGACCTTTAGGTGCACCTTCTCGTTTATCAGTCGGCCCGGGGGTGCTTACCCCAAAAACCCTTGACGGTAATTCTCTTCTACTAGAGCTGTTGGCAGGACCTCTAACATCGTCATCTACAAGTCCTTGACGTCCAAGTATAGTGTAAAAATCGTTATTAAGAGGTTTAATATATTTTGTAGGATCGTTACCTGCAGAAGATGCTATACGTTTATTAAACTCTGCAACTGGTAATTTTCTATTAGGATCAAAAGTATTGTACGGAGATCCTGACCAAGGATCTGGGGTCATCCAATTCATATAAGCATCATATACACAACCAATCCAATAACCCCTAGCAATGTTTCCTTCTGCAAATATAACAAGAACTCGTGTTCCAACTGTAGGTGGTACCATCCAAAACCCATAAGATTTCTGTGATCCTTGAAAATTATTTGTAGTAGTATTTCCTGATATAGGTGTTGTTCCTGCAAACGGAGACAGATACTTTACTGTAACTATTTGCCCTGAACGTTCTGGATCGTTACCAGACGTGCTGTTTCTTAATAATTCAACTTGAAGTGTACCCATTCTTTTTGGGTCAAGATGAGATACAACAATCGCTTCATACGGACCTGGATCCGAAACTACTAATCGTCGTGAAGGTCGTGTATTTGCTGGCATTAAGAAACTCCTCCAGCAATATTAGCATCAGGCGGCGGATTATTATTAGCCGGAGGAGTAAAGTTTTCATTAACGATTGTTTGTCCACCAAATTCCACTGTTGGAGATGTTGTGTTAACTTGTGCAGTAGGTTGAGTAGGAGTAGGTGGTGCTCCTGCTCCAGTTCCTTGTGCTGTTCCTGTATTAGTAATATCCTGTCCGCCAAAAATTACTGGTTGTGGAGTTTGTGTATCTCCTGAGCCGCTGCCAGTAGTGTCTGATGGAGCAACAGCAGTAGAGTTATCGCCGGTGCCGCCGCCTCTAACATTTGTATCACTATCTTGATTGTTTCTTCTAATTAATTCTAACACTTGAGTAAACTTTCCTCCAGCAAAACTGTTTCTTACAATGTTTACTTTGTATAAGCCAGTGAATGCGTTTACCGGAACATTGTCTATTTCTGGAAATATCATTAATCCATTTTCTGTATTATAATCTATCGGAGTTTTAAAAGTTACTAAAACTTCTACTTCTGACGACTGATAATCCATTGTTCCGTCTGACGTGTATCCTGTAAATCCCGATGGTGGAGAAAAATAGTTTCCTTGTCCGCTGTCTGCAAGATAATAAGGATCTCCTATAATAGTTAACTCCATCGTAACCATATCAGTGTCATTATTGACTATTGCCTCATGGAACATTCTAGCAACTCGTATTGCAGGTGTATCTGCATCACTGCCTCCACTATTTCCAGTTGCTGTTGCATTTGCAACTTCTGTTACAGATCTGTCACTGTTAACACTGCCAACACCTTCATTTCCTGCTGCTGGCTGAAATCTTGGTGCAGTATCTACTGTTACAGAATCACGAGTTGCAAGTCTAGTTGTTCCTGCACCATTCATGTTTGAACTCATTGCTGTATAAAATGCATTATTGAAATTAATTTCAAAATCAATTATATCGTCGTTTTGACCTGTATAGATAAAATCGTATCGTTTTGCTGCGGCTGCTTTACGCTGTTCTATGCCCACTGATGGTTGCGATGCTTGTTGAAATGTTGACGAATGTACTTGATAAGGCACAACTGCATATACATATATTTTTGGATTTTGGCCGGTTCTACGTCTAATTTCTTCATCTGGTACTAAAAATGTTTGCGCATGTATTCTAAACCAAGGAATCATTCCTCCACCTGCAGGAACACTTTGTAATTGTGTTGCGGCTGTTTGAGCATACTCACTTATCAAAACTATTTCTTCAATTATATCTTCAATCCTAGTTCCTTGCTTAAACTGAAATGTTCTAAAATCTCGAGAAATTGTTACTTGGTCACTTCTATAAATGCCTGTTCTTTGATCATATGTGTATGCTTCTTCACCAAAAGGTACTGCACCACCTGTTATCATTGCACTGTCAATTTGACCTTTTCCTATTGGATTAGCTGTTTCAGTATTATCAGCAGCTCTGCGTACTGCGGCTGAAATATTATTGTTTGAAGCACTAATTTCTATATAACGTTCGTATGCTTCTGATCTATTTTGTAAAAGAAGGTCAGGATCAAAATCAAACAATTCAGTGTCAGCACCAGTCCAAGCGGAATAAAATTCTTCTTCGGTCATTAATGCTCTGTCACTAAGATTTGTTCCTGCTTGATTTGATATTCCTAAACTTGATGAGAGTTGGTTTGGAAACATTATAACATATTCATCTCTATTAATACTATTTCCTTCATCGTCTTTTTCTCTAATTGCTTTATTAAGTATTGCTGTTAAACTGTTTGTTCCGGTGTGTAATAATTCTTGTACAGATGCGCCTTGCAAAATAGTGTCGCTTCTTGTACTTTGTGCTACACTGCTATAGGCAATTTCTTGCCAAGCATTAGTTTGTACTGCATATCTAGAACCACCTGCTGTAACATCAAAATCAACTGTGTTAATGCTTATTGGAAATACTCTGCGTGTTGTTCTATCTAAGTTTAAAGGATTACCGTTATCATCATATCCTCTAAATTCTATTATTAGTGCATATGGTGCTTTTAAATAATCTTTATGACCTGCTTTATTAGCAGCAATCATAAGTGTTTGTAAAAACAATCCCATACTATAAGGTTCTGTAACAGTAAAATTTAAAACTGTTGCATTTGTTGAACGTGATTTAGTAGTAGGTGCGATAATTCCTTCAATTTCTAAATCGTCTATAAAATATTCTAACGATAAATCACTAGTTTCGTATGCTGTTTTTGCTTTACTAGCTCCTAGTCCGCCTCCTGATTTTAATACTGTTACTTTCGGTGGACCAACTCGATATGTACTATCAGGAAAATTAATTTCGTTAATTGTTAAACAAGCAAGTGTTATAATGTAATTGTATGTTGCGTATTCTTTTAATTTATTTTCTGTTTGTCCTAATGCTACTGTAGCAGTTTGTAATACAGAGCCTGATGCTGATGCAATTAGACCTGCTGCTCCTTGCGAAATAGCTTGTTCAATATCAGCTAATTGTTGAATATCAGTAGGAATACTATTTCTAAATCCGGCTACTGCTGATTCTAATTGTTCTCCAACATTGAACTGATCAGTTACGGAAATTATTGACGAACTTGCTTGTGATTTTAAATTGTTAAGAGAACTTTCTACTTGAGCTGGTACAGATCCTAACAGGTCGTTTGCTTGACCTGTTACACGGTTCAGTTGCGTTGGTAAGTCTTTTACCGAATTAGTAAGTCTAGTAAAATTTATTGCCATTTATTAATAACCTAAAAAGTCTTTTAATTTGTCTTCTCTTGGAATATAGATTCGAACACCTGCTTCAAGATCAAAAACAGGATCTTTTAAAATGTCCATGTTTCTTTGTGCAAATACCCACCATAACTTTGGAGTACCATAAATTGAAAAAGCAAGTAAGTCAGGTCTATGCGTAAACTGAGGTTGTATTTCATATAATACATCATCGTCGCTTGCCGGCACTGGTCTAATTTTCATTACGTCTAAATATTGATTTCTTAAAATTGGTGTTGTCCCCCAAGGACTTGTTGAACCATACTTTGCCATTATACAAATCCTCCGCCGCCAGTTAAGTATCCTCCCATTACAAATTCATCTAAACTAAACTGAGAAGTAAGTGCTCTACTGTATACTGGTCCTACTGTAACCGATACTTGACTCTGTACTGGAACATATCCTTCTACTCCT